GCTGTTGGATACAAACGAGCATAAGCCGCTGCCCGAAATATCACCTATAGCTGTTCTAATGCCTGCACTACTAACGCGATACAGCGTCTCTTCTGAAACCTTAAACAGGGAGCCATTAAAGGAGTACATACCTCCATCTTGGCCGTTAGCACTACTAAACAGCTTATCTCCCGGCCATGGCTGTAACGTAACAATATCACCTGTTTCGTTATTAATTTCAGGAAACCAGCCTTTTAGTGTTTGTGCGGACAGGTCCAGTGATCGATGCTCGTAAGCTTGACCAATCAAAGGTAATTTAATACGCATTAATAATACTTCGAGATTTCTTCTGTGTAAGGTGGTGCGTCATGGGCAATGATGAACTGTTGCGAGTTAACGGCTTGCATCTGCAGCCGCTGAAAACGCGAATCAGATACCGAAAACTCGTTTGCACACTCAAGCGCGATGAACTTGACTACGTAGCCGGAAATTTCTAGCGGAATGTCATCGGAATCCCACCGAATCAAGTTACGGTCAAGCCAGCTTGAATGATGCTCCAGATAAATATCTAAAACGGTTTTTTCATCGTCACTCGTTGGCGACTGCAGGCGATCAATCACGCCCAAAGCCACCAAGACGCGTTTAGCTAGCTGCTTTTTTGTCATCAGGTTTTGTCTCAGCTCTTTTAGCCTTTGATTTAACTTTTATAAAGGCAGGGTTCTTTAATGCCTTTTCAGCAAAAAAACCGTGTAACTCCACAACATCGCCCGTCTTGGCTTTTTGGCCCCCGTAGATGCCAACCTCACCTTCAACCTCTTCAATAAACTTAAATTTCATCGTTTCCTCTCAGGAAATAAGCCCCCGAAGGGGCTTTAATAATTAAGCGTCAGCAACAGCGGCGAAATAGCCGGTTACCATGCCGTGATCTTTTAGATCATCCGTATCACCAGAGCCGGTACCAAAGGTCATTTTGTCCAAGCCATCAATAGCGCGAACAGCAATGCCTTTTTCGTTGCCGAAATCGTCTTCTTTCTTCTCGCGAGTTTCCCAGCGGGAGGCAATACCAAGACCTAGTGATTGTGCGCCGCATAAAACAGCGCGGCCCACATCAATACTTCCAGCACCAACACCAGCTAATGTAGGCATGTCGTCAACCTCATGAATAATCATGCCGTCCCAATAAATGTCACCACCTTTAAATAAGCGGTTATTTTCCATCTTTAATGAAACTTCACGCTGGGCTTGCTTGATCGTTGAGTTGTCTTTTAAATCACGGAACACTAGAGGATGAGCAAAGACTACAAAATAACGGCGGTTGTCGCCTTCGATTCGAATCGGGCGAATCTTAGGGTTACACGACAACGCCATACGCTTCATTAATGACAATGCCTCTGGTGTTAACTTGTCAGCCGTATTGTCAATATTTGCTAGCGAGGCACTATGATCGTTTGAAGAGTTATTCCCCTTCGCTGCGCCAAACAGAACGCGATCCGCGTTGTCAGTCAGCCATGCATCCTTTTGCGCTTCGGTAGCCGATCCATACTTAACGCCGTTGATTGAGCCAAGCTCCTCAATGATTCGGTCTGTATCCTCCTCAACAGACCAGTTCATTAGCTGCGCCTTGGCGGCATTTCGCAAACCAATCGAGCTAATTTGCTCTTCGAACTCGCGAACCACCACAGCGTTACGACGTAAGCCCACCGTTAGCTTGTGAGATCGCGAGGTCATGGACTCCTCGTTACCCACAAGCAAACTAGTGCCGTCGTTTGCCGAGTTGGTTAACTTGTTTACAAGCGCAAAGGTGATCGAATCACCTTTCTTCTTGGTTAAATTTTCCTTAACTTGGATAATGGAGTTTTCACCAGTACCCATGTAAGACTTAAACGGGTGATTACCCAAGTATTCAGAAAAGTACTTGTCATCCCATTGTTGAACGGTTAAACCGGTTGCTGCATCTGTATAAGCCATAATAATTTCCTCGTATGCGGGCGTCTCACGACGAGCCGCGCCGGACTGTGTCGCCTCACGGCGGGGTTAAAGTGATTAATTGTTTAAAAGGTTGGTAATCGGTGTAGGTCCAGACCATGTAGAACCAGATACGGAACCACTCGAAGAGGTTTTAGCTAAAGACGGCGTTAAGCCTTGCGTTAATGCTTCCTTATTTTGGCTTTGCTCTTGCTGTATTTCTGCGAGAAGTTCAGCCTTTAGATTTTCCCGGTATGTTGCGGGGTCACCAATCTCTGAAAGAGCCTTGTGATTTTTTGCTGTCTCGTAAGCAAAGCCGTGCGGGTTGTCTGAGGCTCGCATCTGATCAAGCATTGATTGATCCGCAATCTCTAGAAAAAGGTCTTCCATTTCTTGATAGTCACTCTTGGCGTTAACCATGATTGCTCGCGACATATCAAACCGCTGCCTAAGCATGTCTTGCTGTATCTTCTGTGTGAAAGCTTCAGGATTCTCCAGAGGGTCCACGCTTTGCGGCTGTTCTTGCGCTGGCATTACCGCCCGCTGCATCTCAAGCTTTTGGCGCTTCTCTCTTTCAGCGCTAGCAGCAGATTTAAGCCCGTTTACCTGCTTCTGTAGAGCTTCATATTGCTCCATAGAAACAGTTTTCGGCTGTTCTTCTGCTACCGGCTCATCCTCAACCTCGGCCACTTTTTCCGGCTCTGGTTGTGCTTCCGGTATCTCTTGCGGCTCCGGCGTCAAGCTCGCTTCATCGCCCGCACTCTCTGTAGAGTTTTCAAGTAGTTCTGTTAGTTCTGTCATCTTTCACCTTCTATTGCCCGATTAAACAGCGGCATCCTGTTATTGCCCGTGGCGGCGGCATCCCGTCATGCTTTTTAAGGCATAAAAAAACCACCCGAAGGTGGTTGTTGAACTGCTAGCGCTGTCTCGACCTGTATGTGCTCTGTATCTGCCATCTTCTTGGCCGTATCTGCGTTTTTGTTATCGATATCCGCTTGCTCTTTTTCCATTTGAGTCTGTAGCATCGCATCTTGCATTTGCTGTTGTCGCTGAGCTTCCTGCTGGTTAGCGGCTTGCTGGTCTGGATCGCCTTTAAGCTTATCCAGAACAAACTTTTTGTTAGGCATGTTGGGCATCAGCTCTAGCCAAACTTCTAACGGTATTTGCTGGCCTGATGCTGTTACCGCATTGGTGAACATTTCAAACATTTCACCTTGCAGTGTTACGGTGTCCTGCGTTTCTTCAATAATGATGTCTGTATCAATCTCAGCAATATTGTTTCTTACTTCTACCACTTGATTTAGTCGAGGGTCGTGCATCATTTCAAGGGGGATTTGCTCGCCAGTTTGCCGTGCATGCTCTTCGACTTGCTGTCCTAGCGTCACCGGCTGATTCAACCCCACAAATTTGGGGGCATCGTCAGAATCAGTAACGCGTATCCATTTTTCCTCGCGCCAAAACTGTTTTATTCGGCTCCATAGCGCGCGATACACTCGACGCTCCCATAAGCGGTGACGGTCAAAGACTAGGCCCAGCTCGACCATTCCGCCGTGCTGCCGAGCTTGTAAAGCTCTTCCCGAGATAGCGCCGTCCTGCTTGCCTGTTAACGCAGCATTTGCACCCACTGCATCAATCTCAGCTTTAGACTCCTGCAAAAACTGCAAATGTGTTTGAAGCTCAACATTGTTGTTTACAAAGTTAAACTTCTTGTTGGTTAGCGCCCCCGGCTCCAGCTCCATATCGCCTGCTGGGTTATTTTTCTGTCGCTTGAACTCGTTCTTATCTGGTATAGAACCTTTCTCGGAAATGGTCTGATTGGAATTCAGAATGTGCAGTGCTTTGCTTCTGCGCTTATTAATTTCTTTTTGTGCGTCAATGTAGGCCCTTACCACGCCGTAACGCTTGCCATCTCGATCAACAAAGCAGGAGGCGGCAATAATCGGGCATTCAGGTTCACCATTCTCATCTAGATACGCTGATGGCTGGGGCTGCTTTAAAAAAGTCCCCTTGCAAAATATAACCTCATGCCAGACGCCATCATGAACGAAAAACTCCTGCAGGATCATTACGCGCTTGCGGCTTGGGTCGGTCCATAGCTTGTGCTTTGGCTTATCGTCAAATGTGTCTTCTTGCACCGCATCTTGAAACATGTTGTCGAAGTCGCCCGCATGCTCAGGAAACATTAACTTTGCCTCTTGCAAATCCTTCCAGATGACAATTCCGTATTTAGTGCAGTCCGAGAAGTCAGGGCGGCGCGAGTGAACATCAAAGTAAAATCTATCCCACGGGATATAATTAGCCTCAATATCTAGCGTCTTCGGGTTAACTTCGACTATTGCCGCCTCAATACCCTCAATAATGAAATTTTCAAAGCAATCGGATGATACTGTGTCAAAGTCTGCATTCTGGTCTACGTATCGCAAAGCGTCAGTGATAGCCTCGGCAGCATCGGCATGTGCAGGGCTTCTCGGATACGCTTTAGGGTCTGTCCTCGTCGAACGCTGCTGACCAAGCATATACATGATCTTAGGCTGTATGCGATTAAATACGACGTCCGGCTGACCTCTTTTGCGTAGCTCCTGCGCTTCGGTTTCTGATAGCTGCTTATGATCAAAAAAGTCACGGTCTCTCTCTGCGAGCTGTCGAGAGGTACGCGTGTTCTCTACGTACTCGTCGAAATGAGCAACAAAGCTCTGTACTGTTAAGCTGTTAACCATGAATCATCATCACCATCATCAAACGCGTCTTCCCACGCGTCATTCGTCTTTTGTTGTTTAATAGCCTGTTTACTTGGTGCGTACGTCTGCTCCAATATCAGGCCGAATAAAGCGCACACATCCACTTTGTCGTCGTGCCTGCCAAGCGGGAACCGAGCAAGCTGCATAATTAAATCATCGCCCCATGGGGCATTAAGTATCTTTACCTTTCCTGCTCTAGATAAGCCCTGAAAAGGTCTTGCCATCGCTGGCTTGTTTGAATTGCGGTTAATCCATTCTAGATTGGGGTAGATTCTTCTCTCTCTGATACGTCGAGACAACAAAGGCTCTACAGCCTTCTGAATCACGCCTTTCTCGCCAACCCATACGATAGGAGAATGGGCCTTGATCATGTCTAGCGCGGAGTCAATCCAAACATCTGCTGTTTCTTGGCCCGACCACCAATCAAAAATATAGAGGTCGTCATTCTCGTCAAAGCCGCAGACTCCATGCTCGGTGTAATCTCCCTGCCCTTCGCTGACTGCATAATCAGAGGCCATGTAAATATTTAGGTTAGCGGGTAACTCATCGATATTGAATCGTTCAAAATCTGATGTTCTAAAAAACGAGTCATCGTCAGGTATGGGGTTTTGCAGCATCTGGCAAGAAAAAATGTAACTACCCATCTTGCGCTTTTTGTCTAGCGCCTCTTGAGACAAAAAGACCGGATTGCCGTCAGCTCGACCGTCGTCTGTTGCTGCGTATATTCGAGGGATAGCAACCTCACGCTTAAGCAGCGTTTCGTAGGTATCCATATCAGCATACCTTGTGCCTATGTAGCGCTCTTTGCCGCCATCACACCCGAGGTTTAACGACAAGCCCCATGACTCCGTCGTCTTCTTCACCATCTCGACAGTGGTAACACTTTTGTCCGTTACCACGTCATCATAAACACGCAAAAAAAAGTGTTTGCCAATAGGTTGCCCATCAACAAGCCCCCAAGCTTCAACGGTTGACTCTTTCGGGTTGCCTTTGCGCTTCACGATGATTCCCTCATCCTCTGACCACTTAGGCGATTGGCTTTCTGGCGCCTGATAGAGAATGTCTGGGAACAAATACTTTAGAAAAACGTTGCCTTCGAACTCGCGCTTAATCTGCTTTAGGAAAGATTTGGCCGACGGCCTTGTGTGAGAAAATATTCCTATCGTAACTTCTCGCCCGCCCCACTTTTCTAGCGGCTCCTCTCCGTGTGACGACAAAATATCCTGAACAGATAGCGCATACGTAATAATCGTTGACTTGTAGTGCTCACGCGCCCATAAATCTAAATGGCCATCAGGACTTTGCTGGACCTCTCTACAGCGATCAAACAGCCAAGGCTTCTCAACATCTGGCCGACCCATTGCGTAACGCAACAGGAAGTAAAGATCAGTGCGGCATAGATTTCTTAAGTGCGCTACTCTGTCCGTCTCCGACAATGTCTGCAATGAATGCAGCACTTTCGGATACTGATTTATGTTCGTGAGTATGTTTGTGATCATGCTCTACTTTTGCTGATATGTTTTGCTCCCTTGGAAGGTAGCGAGAAATAACATTGAGCGTACCTATAGGGTTTTCAATTATTTCCTTTTCTAGAATCTTTGTTAGCCCTTCAACACCATCACCATTGCCTATGCGAGCAATGGCTTTTGTAAATGCTTGTCTAACTTTTGGTGTTATGTCATGAAGTGGTTTTTTAGGCATACGTTTATAAAAATAACTATTTGAAATGATTAGTTTTTAATCGGGTCTTCCAGCACCCTGATTACTTTGGAAAAAGGGGCGCTTTCATTAGTAATGTCATTGGTTAGCTCTACACATATCTTGCATAATCCAACCGTCCAGCTCTGCGTGTCCTCTTTGGTAAAAGAGCCTGCAAACGCCTTGTTATCCGATGACATTGTGGTGATATCTCTAGTAAGCAAGCCAATTCCGTTTTCGTCTTTAACTTGCACCTTGCAAGCAAAGCCGCTCAAGTCTTTTTTAGGTACCGTATCCCATTCAAACGATAATGATTGCCCCTGATATATCTTGATCATTTGATGATTCCTGAACCTTTAATGGTTACTAGTATTCCTGAACCCTTTATCATGGTTGTCTGGGCACCCTTATGCTAAATAGCTTTGATCTATCCGACTCACTAAACGTTGTTTCAGCTTCTACCACCAAAGGCGTACCGGAATAGTCCATAAATATGGCGCTGCCAGTATCGTCGTAAGGTAGTGAGTTATCTTCTCGATAGTAGCGAACATCGTTGTCGGTGAATCTGAACGAGCCTGCTTGTGTGTTCTCAATAACAACATCAACATAGGAGGTGTTTTGTCGTATTGAGTTGGCCGCTTCTAGAGTGTAAGCGTTCCAAAAGTTTTCTATACCGTATTCGGTTGTGATGTAGTTGGCCCACCATGCACCAAGCTCTGTTTTAGTGCCTGTCGATGCGCCCACGATATCCACATCAATATTGGTACCGTCTGCAACAAACTTTGTAACGGTTGAGCCGTCAGTACCCCAAGTATTGGGGACTGTCCAGTCCTCTTGCGAAACAACGAACTGTAAGCCTGATGCAGTAAGAACACCCAACACCTCTATAGGCTCTTTGTGTGTACCGCCGCTTTGATAAGAAACACGAAGCCTTAATGTGTCTCCCACCTCAGCACCAGAAAAAAGATCAACGGTGTAACCGGCTGAGGTCAGCTTTTGGTAGTCCAAGATCGTGTCATCCTCAGTGTTACATAATTGAACTGCACTACCTGAGATAACGTCTGGAGCTGTTATGGTGTAAATTTCTGGCTCTTGCCAAACAAAGCTACTATCAAATGGGCACTGAATCTCTATACCGGTAATTCGGCCTGACTGTAAGCTTGAGCTATTTTTGGTTATGCGCGTTTTCCAGTACCAGCGAGTAGACGTAGTGAAACCTGACTGACTAGCTTGCACATTGGCCAATGTAAAGCTGGTGTAGCTGGCAGGCTCTGATTCTGTGACCTGCCAAATCTTGTATTCGACGGTAAAATTACCTGTCGTATCTCCATTGATGTTAACGGCAGTAGCAATGCCTACACCGCTAATAATGCCGCTGCGATTCTCTGTGACTGCGTTAGGCTCGTAGTAATAGCCACCGTTAAAGGTAACGTTCCCCGTTGTTGGGGTATAAGGCAACATCCACACGCTGCCTTCGTCACCATCGGCGTTAGTGATGATTTCACTATGATTCATGCCTCTGCCAAATTTAGGCGTTTGGCCTATCATTGAGCAGAAATGGTATTCCGTGTTGTCGGCCTCTTGGTTGCCGTGGCTGGTATCTGACAACATCTTAACGTTGGATATTTGCCAGTTGCTTGAAAAGACGTTGTAGTCTCTCGTACCGCTCGCGCTTGAACCATTATTAATAACGCGATTCAATTTACCTCTAGACGTACCACTGAAATACAGAAAGTCATCAAAGTCGGCATCACTTGGCAAAGTAATGTCTGCATCATCGCTGCCCACCTCTATGTTGCCAGCCTCGAACCGTAGGAAATGCTCTGCCTGAGACGGCCACGCTTCTGAGCCAATGCGGGTGGCCGTCTTGATCTTATTGGTCAACTCGTTTCTAGCCCAAGCACCGTAATAAAACGAATTTTCTGTTCGCTTGTATCCAGTCGAATAGCTAAAATCGAATTCGCCAGAGCCGCCACCCTCAAGTTCTAACGCAGTCGCATTGCCGCCTAAGTTAACAATATGGCCGGTGGTGCCGCCATTGTTATACAGGTTGGTCGGTGCAAAATGTGTAGAGCTGCTAGGTTGCGTGATGTGTCGAGCTTCAATAGTCCCGTTGATGGCAACGTTTTGATTCTTGACTGATTCAATATTGGCGGTGGCCTCTTTACTCCAGATGAAGTAATCACCCTCAGTGTCTTCACCTAATGTAATACTACGAGAATTACTACCTGTTAACACAAAACAAAAGTGTTGCCGCCTGTGCTTTGTTGTGGCTTCGCTGTAGTTGCTGTTAGAATTGACTTGCGCCCAGTAGCTGTCATCGTCAAGATCAATAACCTGACCACCATCAAAGGAGCCACCATTAATCACTAACCAACCGCTACCGACTAGCCGCCCAATATCAATGGTGGACGATGTTTCTATGTACTGGTTGGATATTTCTATATCACCCGTTGGCGCTTTGCCGTTAGTCCCGTCACCAAATGTAATGGCGCCGGTTGAGCTGTTGTATTTGAAGTGCAAGCCTCGCTCATCAGCATGCATATTGGTAAATGATTCGACCTCGGTATAAATATCAGTACCGTTTTTCAAAAAACCAATGTGCGATGGCCTTTCGCTATTACCATCTACCGGTACCGTGTAAGGGCTAGATAGCGTTATAGAGCCAGTCGCTAAACGCAAAGTACCTCCGGCACCATTCAGGTTACCGGACATATTTAAAATGTTAGGTGCTGTTGATGAACTGTTTGATAGCCTCAGCTCACGCAGAGCATTGTTAAACCAAATCGGGTTAATATCGACAGTACTAGCATCAACATCTAACACGCCACCACTGGCAATGTTAAATCCGTCTCCATCCGCTAAACCTGAAAACGAGCTGTAAGCTGTTACGCCTGCAGCTACAGGATTTAAAGCCATCTACCCGGCATGCTCCACGGGTAACTTGCCCTTAGTAATATCAATAACGCTTTGTAGTCGCTCCTGCCCGAGCAGTGCCCACAATATAAAAAGCACACCCGCAATCATCAAAACTTTTTCACCCCGGCGTATTAGCTTTGACCGCTTTTCTTCTCGCTCCAACACCTTGGATAAGTTCTGGTCCATCCTCTTAAGGCTGTCTGTGTTGCCTTCAATACAGCTTTTTATTTGTTTGACTTCAAGCTCCAACCCATCTTGGCGCTTTTCAACCAACCGCAAGCTGGTTTCATTCTCGCTAACTCGGCTTAACATCCCTTGCACCATTTTTTCGAGGGCATTGATCACTACAGAGTCATCCGCTCTGCGCTGCCTCGATCTCGTATTTTTCTCTGTTGTGGGTTGGGCCATAGTCATATTCATTAGGATGCCCCCGAAGGGGCGGGTTGCCTGTCGAAGGGCAAATTAGGTTAAAATTGTGATTAAAATCAGAATCAACATATTCAACATACAGATCATCATTCTGAGCCGCATTGATAACAGCCAAATATAATTTTCTGTATGCAGTCGTTGAATTAGTTACACGAATCTCACCGCTAGTCGTAGCGCCTTCACCAACTAACAAGCAACCATCCGTATTTTTATCGGTGTTGCCAATATGAATCAAAATATATTCAAAGCCGGGGACGTCACGGACCCAGAGCATACCGCGATGAAAGTCTGGAAATTTTTTACTGTAACGGCCATGAAAACCACCAACTGTACGCAACGAAATTTTATACATCCCAGAAGGAATACGCGTCTCACCCGCAACTTTAGTCTCACGATATTCATCCTCAAGACCAAAACAAATAAAACGCCCATCAACACTAACTGTACTTAGTGTTGCGTCAGCATCAGATGCGATTCTATTAACGGTGAGGATCATAAATTTTACCCATAAAAAAACCGCCACAAGGACGGTTAATGGGTTGAGTTGCTATTAAGGAGAGGGAGCAGTATTTTTTTCAGTCAGTTATGACAACATATCTGTACGTATAGTTTAACTATCGACAATACAAAATCAATAGTATTTATATATTTTATTGTTATTATATACAGGTGTATATATAACCATGGGTGTGATCAGGCTAGCTGCTTCCTCTCAAGCTCTTCATTGATGCAGTTCATGCCGTGGCTGAATATATCCGCTCCGCCAATCATTCCTTTGGCTACGTATGCAGGAATAACTACCATGTTGGAGTTAGATGGGCTTTTAACCCAATCAATCATGTATTGCTCGCCCTTGTCTGCACGGTCTTTTGCTTCTTGGGTGAGCTTGTTGTAAACCTTTTTAAATACATGAACACTTGCTTCGTTTGCCATGTCGGTAATGGCGGATATTACCGAGGGTGGCAACTGCTTTTCATGAGCTGGCTCACTACTTAAAAACACCTCAAGCACATGATCGTAAAACTCTGGGCTTATCCACATGGCATAAGCAACAACCAACTTGCGGCAAACATAAGTGCCGCCCTGAGCACCACGGATTTTCTTAATTGCCGGAATTCCGGCATTTTCAATAACTGCCGCCAAGTCCTTGGTTTGCTGGTTTCCCATAAAATAGTTTGGGCGGTGCTTTTGCTGACCTCCGGATGCCCTGTGTATATCATTAAGGCAATAAAGGTTATCTTTTACGCGTATGGGATTGTTGAAAACGGTTAACTCTTGTGCAGTAGTATTCATGGTAGTTTCCTGTAATTGATTTCGGAGCCACCATCAAGGTTCAATTTAATGGTGGCAGGATACATAGGAGTTGAACCGCTGGACTACCACCAGCCACCCATGCACCTGCCATAACTTAAATTACAGGCACAAAAAAACACCTCGCCGGGTGTTCGGACGGTAGATTTTTCAGGGGTTCAATCCTCACAGCTGAATTTGCAGCTGATGTCATAAGGCTATACCTTCTTTGGCTGAATGTCAATGTTGAACACACGCCATACCCTTCGCTC